GTCGCTCTGGGTTATCCTTCTTGATTGTCATGTTAGCGTCGCCAAAGCGAATAATCTTCTCTTTGCCATTCGCGCAAGCCTTCACAACAAACTTCTTACCGCCCTGTACTTGGCGCTTTGGTTTATTGCAGGCCATCTTTGATTTATCAATCTGCTTAGCCATTATGCCTCCGTATAAAACACGGTCAACGTAGTGCCTGTCTCGACAGTAGCGTAAATACCGTTTTCAAATAATACACCGTCTTTCGGAATATCTAGGTAGTCAGTACCTTTTCCATAGACCTCGTATGTGTAGGGAGTTAGTCCTGAAACAGAACTTGTAGCAGAATCATAAAAACTGTAGACCGAATCCTGAGAAAGAGGATGGAATACTACAACTTTATTTACATAAGCACGCTTATCACTAATAACACCGTCAGCTGTAAGCTGCTTTGCTTTTACTCCGTGTACATCACTCATAAGCATACTCTCCGTGTAGAGAGGGGGGCCGAAGCCCCCCAATCATTTACGAGCAGTCAACCATTACAACTGTAAGTGACATAACCGCTGCGTCTGCTGCGTTAACAGTAGTCACATCGATTGTATCCTCTGCAGTGTAATACTTACCACCTGCGTAGCCAGTAGGAGTACCTGCTGCTGCGTTTAGTGAGTAAGCTGCTGCTGTGTTTGCGTTGACACCATCAAGGTAGCCATCTGGGTCGTCGCCGTCACCAACGTCGATAGTCAGAGTGCCACCCTCTGCAGTAGTCACGTTAAGAGCTACGCCAAGAACCAACGTATTCGCTGGAATCTTAACAACCTCAAGAACGTCAGTAGCTGCAAGAGCAGTTAGACCAGCTGCCGCACGAGCAGTCGTGATAGCCGCGAAGTCTAGGTCAACTGTAATTGACGATACATTGTTAATACCTGCTGCAACGTGAGCTGCACCAGTACCAAGGTTGTATCCTTTACCATCGTTATATGTAGCCATTGTTCAGCCCTCCTTATACGCTTACAACCATAGTCGCAAGAGCCTCAGGTTTTACAACCTTATAGCCGTAAACTTGCAAGCCACGGATAATGTTACCGAAAGTAGTCTCTGAACGGATAGTCTCCATATTTGTCATCTGAGATGCAAAAGTGAAGCCCATGTTATGACCAGCGATACAGCTGAACTCAGAGCCTGATTTATACAGGTTGTGAGATACATAAACTGTAAAACGGTCAATCATACCGAGACGACCATTACGCAATGGTGAAGTGTTATCACCAGTGATAGACGCATCTTTCAAGTCAGATTGCTTGATAAGACCTGCCATCTTAGCTGGAATGATAAGGAAACGGTCCTGTTCAGGAGCATTAGCCTCATCCAACACAGTACCAGCGTCAACGATAGAATCGATAACGTTAGACTTAGTTAGAGACAATGGAGTACCAGCCACACCTAGGTTTAAGTTACCTGAGATACGACCAGCTGAAGCACCTTTGTTAGATGAAGATACGTCTGTAAGTATATCTGTCAAAACACGCTGGTCAATTTTAATCTTCATACGCTCGGAAGCGTCTTTAGACCATTGGTCCATAAGTGCAATGTCAGACTGTACTTGGTCAACGTCATCTTCAACACAGGCAAAGTACTCACCTTTGTCAATAACGAGTTGTAGTTTAGCCTTGTCAGGGTTTTCAACCGCTAGAGTTTGACCCTTAACATAAGTTTTGACTGTGATTTCTGGAGTAGTACGGATGTTAACCGTATCACCCATTTGGCGAATTTCGCCTTCATAGTCAGTATTCGAGATTGCTGACAACACCGTAGCGTCGTAGAAATTCTCGATAAGTTTTCCACTCCAGATTTCTGGAATGAAGTTGCCGCTATAATCGGGGCGACCACCGGATACTGCAAAAGCCATAACGACCTCCTTTTAATTATGCAGTTACGATACGACCTTCTCGCTGTGCCGCGAAAATGTCTCTTTCAATCCGACCACGTTCCTCTTCTCGACCTTTGTATCTTCCTTTACGGACAGCATCAAAGAACGCTGTAATATCCGCTGGAGAATACTTTTGACCTTCTTGAACTGCAGGTCTACCAGAACGACCACGCCCCGGTGAAACTTGCTTCTCAAGCTGAGAATTAGTTGATGGTCTTCTTTCCTGAGCATCGATTGTCTTACCAGTTGCCTGTTCCCAAGATTTAAAGAAATTCGCCACTCGTGGCACATCCAGATTACGTTGCGCGTCATCTAGATACGTTTGGCGAGTAATTCCTGAAAGGGGGTCCATCTCCAACAACCAAGTCTGAAAGTCTGGGTTATCGTTAATTTCTTCCCAATTAGGGACTGTGCTTGAGAGCTGGTTCCAAAATGCTTGTTCACTAGATGCTTTCTGTGCAGCTTGCACTTGCTGTACCTGAGGTACAACTCCTTGCATCTGTTGAACCATTGCCTCCAACTGTGCAATCCGCCCATTCGCGGCATTGACTTCTTCACGAGCTGCTCGGCGCATGACATCAATCGAATCACCGTACTCTTTTACATCAGCTTCCGTAATCAACGGGTCGTTGTTCACAGGGGCTGCTTGAGGTTTAGGCTGATTGTTCATAGTGCTTAACAACTGCTCCAGTTGAGCTACTCGGTTCTGCATATCACGATTCTTTGCATTTAAGCGCGGAACATCTGCGTTATACATTCCTTGTAGAGTTTTGTACTTTTGTTCCCAAGTTTCTTTTCCTTGAGTGTCTGTTTTGCCTTGCTCCTCGGCTTCAGACTTAGGTGCCTCATTCTTAACACTGTCGGACTGAGCTTCTACTACTTCTGTAACGGGTTCATTGGATGCCTCGGCTTCCGCCTGTACTTCCTCTGGTACTCCATTAAGTTGTTTGTATAACTCTTGTACTTCCTCAGACTGTTTCTGAACTTGCTTTGGTATTGACATAATCGCTCCTATCGGTGTGCGTAATTAAAAGCAGGCTG